TCAAAATCGAAAATGGAGACTTTTTGGCAAAATTTTCAATGAATTAAGTAATAGATAATTGTTGTGAAATCGATTTGAGAAAAAGGACAGAACGGTGGATGTATGAACTTTCCAGAAGAACAGCTGGGTCGTGTTGGACAAAAATTCTCGGATATAGGGCGAAAAATCGAACATATCAAGACACTTGATTTGGTCAGCTGCGTCGCAGAGGTTGAACAGCTCTGCGGTGAGATTCAAGCCGCAACGGAAGAAATGCGGCTCATACCGTTCGGTGCTGAGGATAAGATAGATGGCCTGTCGAACAGCTTCTTTGCCGTCTATCATACCGGGACCATCCAGACAAAAGGTCTTCCCGGGACGTGCAGCTATAGTGACAGCACCCCGAAGGTCGATATTCGTTTTGGGGGTCACAGCCATTCTCCTTTCAGCTCGGGGATGGGGCTGATGCGGTCGAGAACAACGTACCGCTTGCCTTTCTGGATACGGGCCAGAACCACGACATCACCTTCCAGCAGGGCATTGTGAATCTTGACCTTTTTGGTGCCGACATACTTGTGCCGGTGGGAGGTGGGCAGAGCGGTCGCACCGTCCGAGGTGCTGTGCTGGTGCTCTTTTTCAAATTCCGTCCAGTGGCTTACGTCGATGTCCATTTCGTAGTCGGTCACATTCCGGGTCAGTACCAGCATCGGTTCCAGCAGGGTCGCTTTCTGGTCGAGCTGTATCTTGAGCGGAGAGGCTGAGACGACCGTACCAAAGAGCAGCTGCACAGGCTTGTCTGCGGCGATAGCCTCCGCCGCTGCCCGCTTGATGGTATCAATAGGGTCAGCCACTGATAAATTCACCTCCGATAAGTGTCAGGTCCATGGAATGCCGCTCACCCTGAAAGCTGTGTGTGACCTTGTGGACCACCATGTAGTTACACAAAGTCATGTCCGGCAGGGTGAGTGAAACGATGATAGAGCAGCCTGCCCGGACTCGTGGGTCGCCAAAGACACCTTTGAGTCCCAGAGAGCGGGTGCGGTTGTTATAAAGCTTGAGCAGGGCATTGGCCTTGGCCTGCACACCGGTGGTGGTCTTGATCTGCTCACAGTATTGCAGCACGCCCCATTTGCTGATATTGCTGCTGTCCTGAGCAACATACAGCTCTCGCTTGCCGGTCTTGTCGTTCTCGTAGAAAAGCTTGACCTTGTCGTAGGTCTGGCTGTCGATGCTGGTCTGGTAGGTGTAGCTCTCGCCGGTCTCGGCATCCACCACGAGATCAAGCTTCAGCCGGTTGATGTTTCGGAGGCAGAGCCTGCCCACATCATCGTAAAGCACGTAGAGCTTGCCGGTGTTGGTCAGCGTTTCATCCAGCGCATTCTGTATCATGTCGAAGAGGGTCTGGTTCTGCTCATCGATAATGTCGATAACATGGCCAGTATCTTCGATGGTGCCGGTCTGCAGGCGGAAATCTTCGGACAGCCGTTTGAGCAGTTCCGAGGCTTTCAGGCCGGTGCCAATAAAGGTGTCCTTGTTCTTGAGATAGCGCAGCTGGTCATAGGCTGTCACGCTGATAAGGCCGTCGCTGACAGACTTTTTGGCGAAGACATAGCCATAGAACACATCAGTGCCATCCACAGAAAAATGGACACGGTCGCCCTCTTCGAAATCGAGGGTTTTGTCTGCGATGACTGTGAACTTGAGAGTGCCGGGCGCGCCCTTCCGCTCCAAAGCAAGCGAAACACCTTCCTGCACGACTGGGTACAGGGGCATCCCTTCATGCTCTAAAAACAAAGAATATGACATACCGTCACTCCCTCAAATCAAGCAGTGTTCCAGCTTCGGGTGTGTTGGTGTTCAGCCCGCTGCGCTTGGCAATGGCCTGCCAGCTGTCTCCGCTGCCGGTCAGCTGCTTGGCGATATTCCAGACGGTGTCGCCCGCCTTGGTGATGTAAGTGGCCGGAGGGGCGGACGGTGCAGGCCGTGTCGAGGTGACGGACGCGGTCAGAGTGCCATCCTCGGCCTGTGTGATGTCAGCCCGTTTCGTGCCGTAGCTTTTCCACTGCTTCAGCTCGATCTGGACCGTGGTGTCCAGACCCTCCGAGGCATCATCAATGATTTGGTAATTCTCCAGAGCGACGGTCATGTTGGTGTAGTGCAGCATCCCGCCGCCTGGCTTCGTGCGGACGAGTATCCACTGGAAGCCGGTGTCCCGCTGGGAGAGCCGCTGGAAATAGGCGTAGCTGGGCGGCAGAACGACGGAGGAAGAGAACGGATAAGCCCTGTGGGGAAGCAGCAGCTCAAACGAAACATCCGACAGGCCCGGCGTCTTGAGCAGGTTGATCTCTTCGCCGTTCAGCAGGTTCATGGTCTTGTTCTGACCATTGACCTTGACCGTCACCTTGCCCGGGCAGACGGGCATCAGCAGGCCGTTGAGGAACATCTTATAAGCCATTATCCATGCACCCCCTCATAGCTGACATCCAGCTTTTCGGCGAACCAGTCCGCCCAGTAGTCCATGATACCGTCCACATCTACATCCTTCGAGATGCTGTTGTGGTTGGTCTGTTCGATGCGGACTTCGGCAGTGGTGAAGCGGTTGATGGCCTCCCGCTCGGCGATGTCGCGCAGATATTTCAGCTCTTCGCTGGTAATATCCAGTTTTTTCGAACTTGCGGCCGTGTTGGCTGCGGTGAAGCCGGAGTTCTGCTCGATGCGCTCGAGGGTATTGCCGAAGTCAAATGCGCCCATTGCATCCATGGAAAAAACATCAAAAAGGCCGCTGACCTTGCTGTCCACGCCTGGGCCGAAGGAATAACCTGCGTCCCATGCGTCAGAATACTGGATGTGCTGGATGCCGCTGTAATCGCCCCGGTCGAGGGTGATAGCAGTATCGTTTTTGCCCCACTGGGTCACAGAGCTTTTCAGATCCTCGAGACCTGCCGTCCAGCTGGTGCCAAAGATAGCATCAATAATGGTGGTCACGACCTGGCCGAGAGACAAGAACCAGCTGATGATCTGGCCGATGAGGTTGGCCACCGCGCCACCGAAAGAATCGAAGCCGCCGTTTGCAGCATTCAGGACCCATTCGATGATGCCGAGGAAAAAGTTCACGAATGTGCCGATGATAGCGAGAAAGCTGTTGTAAACCCCGATGCCGGTGTTCAGAATGAGCGATGCAGCCACGGCAAAAATGCCGCAGATAATGCCCGTCGCAGAAATCGCAGAACCGGTCATGTTGTTGATGGCAGCCACTATCAGATAGATGGCGGCAACTACAGCGATAATGCCAACGATTACCCACGTCAGCGGGCAGGACAGCAGGGCGGCATTGAAGCCGTACTGTGCAGCAGTTGCGCTGGCGGTAGACATGGCAGCGGCCTGCTCGGAGGCCGAAAGTGCAGCGTTTGCCGCTGCTGCCTTGTATGCCTGGACGGCGGCGATGCCTTTCTGGATGTTGCTGATGGCCGTGAGGGCGTTATTGGTCAGCAGGTAGCCATTGTAGAGCAGCATCGCAGCGGCAATGCCAAAGATGAGAGGTTGGATGATGCCCCAGTTGTCGATGAAGGCCGAAGTGATGGAGAGAAGAACATCCAGCGTCACAGTGCCGGCTTTCGCTGCCGCCGCAAGCCCGTCCAGTAGGCCGTTCGTGACGGCAGAAAACTTGTCGGTGTTGGCGATGTCGTTTATCCTCTGCAGGATGGGGCTGAAGATTGAGAGGGCTTTGTTCTGCATCGAGGTCCATATCTGGCCCCACGTCATGGGCATGGACTCGAAGGCCGCGTTGGTCTCATCTGCCGCACCCAACAGCGCGTCTTTCACGACTTCTGCCGTGACGGCACCTTTTTCTGCATAGGACTTGATGGAGCCTTCTGCGATGCCCATGTACTGCTCGATGATGCGGGCGATGCCGGGGGCGTTCTCGAGGACGGAATTCAGCTCTTCGCCGCGAAGGACGCCCATGCCCATGGCCTGCTTGAGCTGGAGCATGGCAGCAGCCTGGCCCTGTGCGTCTGCGCCGCCGATGACGAACTGCTTGTTGACCTGCTCGATGAAGGAGATGAGCTCGTCATTGCTGCTGAACGCGGCCTTGGCATTGGCACCCATACTGGCAACAGCGGAGGCTGTGTCAAAGTAGGCGGCGCGGGAACGCTGGGCCGATGCCATGATCTTGCGCTCCAGCTCTTCGACGGACCCGCCGTCATCAACCGTTACACCTACGCGGGCGTCTGTATTTGCCAGCTTGTCTCTAAGCTGGCTGTCGTCCACATCAAGCCCTACGTGTACGCTGGCATCGGCCAGCTGAGGCACTGGTTCCTGCTGGTCCACGATAAGATTCAGGCGCGCTTTGGTGCTTGCCAGTTCGTCCGAGAGGCCGACTACCTTTTTGATGGCAGCCAGACCGCCCACAGTGGCGACGAGGCTCTTGAATCTGCCCAGCAGAGTATCCGCCGCCGAAGAACCGCCCCGGATGGAGCTGTTCAGCTCGTTCTGGGCGTCGTCTGCATTCCGTATCTGCTCTTCGGTGCGGGTAAAGTCAGACATGACTCCGGAAAGCTCTGCCCGGGCCTGCCGGATGCTGGAAACATCAATGGCTCCGCTGGAAGCGGTATTCAGTGCTTCGAAGCTGTCCATCACGACGTTCATCGCCCGGTGCATGGTGCGCAGCGGGCCGGAGACGCCGTCATAAAGGGAAATCGCTGTCCGAATGGTCGCCAAACGGCGTCAACTCCTTTTGCTCTTTCGTTCGGCTTCTTTCTGCCGTTTCTTTTCTTCCTCTCCGCGTACTTCGCAGGAGGCGATGATAAAGGCTCTCTCTTTCCGGGACAGGGAGAGAAAGGCGGAGGGGATGAGGTGCAGTTCCTGCAGGCAATAGTGGGCGATATTCGCCTCCTCATCGCCCTCGGTTATCAGTTTTTTGCGTCGTCCACCTCATCCTGCAGGGGAACATCGAAGCCGCAGACCTCCTGCACCTTCTGCAGGTATTCGGCATACTCGCCGGAGGTGAGCATGGTCTTGAGCAGGTTTTCTGCGCCCATGACCTTGTAGCTGTCCTGCAGAGCTTTATCGTTCAGATTGGGGTACACGGTGCAGGCAACAGCCAGCTTACCCAGATACAGGTTGTAATCCGTCTCCTGCTGGTACTGGTTGCGCCGGCCGGGGACCGGCACACGTTTGACACAGCTTTTACGCAGAGATTCATCTTCTGCGCCGGTGATGGCTTTGAGCTTCCACTGCAGGGGCTTGCGATTGCCCTTTTTGTCCGTTTCATCAGACAGGAAGCGTTTGGAGACCACAAAAGCGGCCTCCTCTTCGGGAGGAATGGCGTTTTCGGCCAGAAATGCACTCAAATCCATATCAAAAATCCTTTCTTGTTAAAAAATCACTGCATCCCGTCCAGCAGGGTGAAGTTTTCGGGGATCTCGAAGTCCTCGAAGGTGAAATCCATATCCTCGTCGATGTATTCGGCATCGGCGTCGAATTTGGCCAGGATGCCGCCGTCCATATTGCAGTCTTTCAGGATGACCGTCTGACGACCCACCGAAGAGGTAGGGTCTTCGTTGGTACACTGGATGTCGAAATAGATGTCCTCGCCGGTGTCCTTGTAGCGCTTGAGCAGACGGCGGAAGATGGGCATATTGTAGTGAAAAGTGGCAGAGCCGGTGCCTTTCCAGCCGGTGGCTTTGTTGCCCTTGCCGGTCTTGCCCAGAATGGGGACCTCGGATTTGGTCTTTTCCACCTTGGCCTCCAGCTTGATGGCCTGCATGAGGTTGTAGCGGTTGCCCTCAATGGTGACGTAGCACTCGGCCAGAGAGGCCGAGACGGCGTCCTTGGCGTTCATGATGTTTGCCATAAAATGTCCCTCCTTTCTTTAGTTGACGTAGACCGTCATGTACAGCTGCTCCATCGCGTTCACAGGCGTGACGTGGTCGGAGACGACAACGGACTTTTTGCTCTCGCCCTTCTCCACGGTGATGCCTTCGGGGTCGAAATCCTCCAGCGCGCGGATGGCCTGTAGCTTCTGGTGGTGGGACACGATGTCGTTCCACAGAGAAATACGGCCTGCGCCGTCGTTGGGGACCTTGCCGAGGTACTTCGTGCCGAACAGCACCGCGATGTCGTTGGCAATCTGGTCGAGCACCC